AATATGTAAATACGTTAAAGCGCATAGCTGAAATGGCTGGCTTTAAGGATACGGAACAATTCTTTGCTTCTGGTGAAGAGATAGATGCGGCGTTAGCACAACAGGCACAAGCCCAAGGTCAGGACGCATCTGCTGGTATAGAGCAAGCCAAGTTGGAAGCTGAGATTGCGTTGAAGCGTGAGAAGATGCAAGCTGAGTTGGCGCTTGAGCGTGAAAAGATGCAAGCTGAATTAGAGCTACGTCGGTTTGAACTTGAGTCTGAGTTAAACCTACGCCAGCAAAAACTCGCTTTTGGCGGCACTGTTTCGGATAACTTGCCAAGAGTATGAGCGATTTAATTGACGAACAGCATCGAGGGGCAAGAGCCGCTTCGATATTACGCGAGCCTTTAGTCATAGAGGCTTTTGAGGAATTACGAAAAACGTATGTCAATGGTTGGTCAGGAAGTGACCCTAGCGACACCGATTTTCGTGAGCAATGTTTCCATTTGCTGAAAGCGTTAGAAGCTTTCGAACAGCATTTTGAAAGCGCTGTGCAGACAGGCAAAATGGCCTCTCAGCAAATGGAAGCGTTGCGAAAATAAACTCAAACAATATGGAGAATAACTATGTCTGGTACTCAAAGCGAATCCAGTCTTTCGCAGCAAGACGCTGTAAACTTACTTTTGGACACTCAAGCCCCTGAACAGGTAAGCGAAGAGGTACAAGAGCCAACTGCCGAAACTGAAGTAGAGGCAACCGAAACTGAAGAGATAGAAGTTGAAGCCGTCGAGCAAGACCAAGCTGAGACTGAAGTTGAAGAGGTTGAGGACGATGGTGAAGAGGTCGAGACTATCGACACTTATGCTGTCAAAGTTGATGGTGAGGAAGGTGAGGCAACTATTGATGAACTCATTAAATCATATCAGCTAGAAAAAACCGCTCAAAAAAGACTACAAGATGCTGCTGAACAGCGTAAGGCTGTTGATGCAGAAAAAGCGTCTACTGAGCAAGCTCGTCAACAATACGAGCAAGCCCTTGAGGTTATGTCTCAACAATTAAATCAGGCTACCCAGCCTAAGGATGAAACCTACTGGAATAGTCTGTATGAGAATGACCCACTAGAATACGTCCGGCAACGCGATCAAGAGCGTGATGCACAGTCTAAGCAGCAAGCCGTTCAGACTGAGCAATTACGAATGAGACAAATCAAACTTGCTGAAGAGCAAAAGAAGCTTTTGGAATTAGTTCCAGAGTGGCGAGATCCTGAAGTTGAAACACGAGAAAAGGCCGCGATAGCGTCTTATGCTCAAACAAAGGGTTGGACTACTGAAGAGTTAGGTAACGCTGTTGACAGTCGTTACGTTGATTTGATGCGTAAAGCGTATCTTTATGACAATTTGCAATCGCAAAAACCGATGGCAAAGAAGAAAGTAAAGACCGCACCCAAGATGGTAAAAAGTGGGCAACCGAAATTAAAGGGCGACTCTGCAACAGAGCGAAAGCGTAAGGCTTTTGACAAACTCAAGAAAACGAACAGTCGTGATGCGGCTGTTGAATTTCTTTTAACTCGCTAACAAATAGGAGGCTATTATGGCCACATATCTTTCCGGAAATGCAATCGGAGAAAGAGAAGACTTAAGCGATGTGATTTACCGCATTAACATTTGATCGGTGCGGTCTAAACTGGGTGAACTGCTGGAACCCTAAGTCAGAAATGATATGGCAATCAGCATCCAAGCTATCTACACAGCGATAGAAGGTTCAGAGACTACCTGAGAGGTAAGCCCTCTTAATAACAGGCTAGAGCGCCCAGCGCTACGAGTACATTTGCCTCGTGGTAATGATATAGTCCAATCCTCACTTAAAGGTGAGAGGGAATGCGATCCCGACGAAACTCCACTAGTTTCGAATGCACAGAAAGAAACCACAAAGGGTATCTTTCACGAATGGCAAGTCCAAGAATTAGCGGCGGCGGTTGATACCAACTCCGCAAGTGAAGGGGCTGACTATTCATACGTCAATCCGTCGGCAACAACACGCCTTGGAAACTACCACCAAATTGCGGTTCAAGCTGCTTCAGTATCTAATACATTAGATGTTGTGGACAAAGCTGGGCGCGATAAGGAAACTGCGTTAACCATACACTAGCGTAGTATAAATTGGGTGAATTGCTGGGAAGCCTAAGTCCTTCGGGATAAGGTAATCAGCAGCGAAGCCTCTAATGAGGAACGTTCAACGACTATCCGCAAGGAGTACACTCAAGCGAGTGGAAGCGCCCAAAACCGTAATGGTTATGATATAGTCTGGTCTGCATAGAAATATGCAGCGGTTCGAAAGAACGGATTAGGAATTAGCGATCCTAATTGAACACAACGATGTTAAGGTACTCAAAGGTATCGAGCAACGTAGAGACATTGAGAAATCATTGTTCAAAAACGAAGCTCGTTCAGCGTCAGAACCACGAAAAGCTGCAAAGCTAATCAACTGGATCACTAACGTTGATGCACCTGGCGATATGGCTGCTGCTACTGGTGACGGTAGTGATGTAGCTGATCTAACTGGTACTGCTGCTGCCCTTACTTTGGCAAAAATAGACGCTGCAATGCTTGCTGCGTATAACGACGGTGGCGCACCAAATATGCTTTTGATGTCACCAACTAACAAGCAGAACTTCTCAGGTCTGTCTTCTGGTTCAGTAGCAACTAACCAGATTACTTACACAGCACCGCGTGAAGCTGCTATTGTTGGCTCAGTGTCACTTTATCTGAGTGATTTTGGAGAATTGGCTGTCACTGTTGATCGTCAGTGTCCAAATTCTGAAATGTATCTGATTGACACAGATTATGTATGTATCGGTTCACTACCCGGTCGTATGTTTAGCGTATCTGATGTTGCCGCGACAGGTGACGCAACCAAATTCGCTATCGTGTCAGAATACACGTTGATCGTTAAAGCACCTAAAGCACACGCTGCGGTGATCGGTCTAAACGGCTCATAAGCCGACATTACAAACTAACTAATAGGGGTGGCTTCGGCTGCCCCTTTTTACATTGAGGTAGACATGAAGAAGCTATTAAACGCTGATCCAATTACAGGCAAGAAAACTTACTTTCACGGTGAAACTGATGGCAACTATGTGTCAACAGAACAGCCAGTGGACAACATCAAAGACGCTGCCAAAGAAGAAGCAAATGAATGGCGCTATGGTGATCTTATGGGCAACACCCAGAAGCACAAACAGAAGGTCGGGGAAATCCCGGCTGTGATTTATTATGACTTACTCAAGAAGTTTGGACAGCCAAGGGAAAACCCTAAGGCATGGCTAAAGTGGCTTGAGGAAAACAAAAGTTTCAAAGCAACAGGTGGTAAACTGGTCTAATGGCTATTTCGACTTACACTGAGTTACAAACGTCTATCGCTAACTTTTTGGCGCGTGATGATTTAACCTCAGTCATACCCGACTTTATACAACTCGCCGAAGCAAGAATGTCGCGTGAGCTTGATACACGTTCACAGGAAAAACGTGCGATTGCTCCTACTGTTGCTGGCGATGAGTTTATCAGCTTACCAACTGATTTACGCAAAATACGTTTGGTAAAGCTAAACACTGATCCTATTGACGTTTTAGAATACGCTGCACCACAGGAATACTACGAAACATACGCTTCGTCTGGTGGTGGTCGCCCAAAGATTTACACGGTGATTGGCACAGAGATAGCCTTACGACCTATTCCTGACAGCGTGTTAAATGTTGAGATACTTTATTCAGAAGACGTTTCGGCTTTGTCTGCGAGTAACGCAACGAACACGGTTCTTAGCCGACACCCTGACACCTACCTTTTTGGCTCATTATCTGCTGCCCATATGTATTTGATGGATGAACAACGAGCTACCCAATATGACGCGATATTCAGCAGGGCTATGGATGAGATCAAAAGGGATAACGAAAAGGCTTTCTTTGGAAGTCCTTTAGCAATGAAAACAGATTACTCAGGAGTATAACTTATGTCTGCAATGAGCGACTATTTAGAATTAGAAATCCTAGATCACATTCTAGGTACTGGTGCATACACAATGCCAAGCAACGTTTACGTTGGATTAGCAACTGGTTCTTTCGGCGATGATGCGTCTGGAAGTGAGCTTTCGGGCAGTGGCTACACAAGAAAAGTCGCAGCGTTTAGCGCAGCTTCAGGTGGTACAACGTCTAACTCTGGTGCGATAGAGTTTCCAGCGGCAACTGGATCGTGGGGATCGGTTTCGCATTTTGGTATTTTTGATGCGTCATCATCTGGCAATTTGCTTATTCACGGTGCATTTAGTGCCGCCAAAACGATAGCTTCTGGCGATATTTTACGCATTGCGGCTGGAGACTTAGACGTAACAGCGGCATAATCTTATGCCTGATATTATTGGCCCCACGCTAGAACAGCTAGATTTATGGGGGTCTATGGATGACCTTGACGTATTTGGTACGCTTGAGGATTTAGACAATTTAAGACTATTTGAAACGTCTGGCGCTGCTACAATAAGTGCATCTGCAACTGCATCTACTGTTCACGTTCAGGGTGTTTCTGGAACAGCAAGCATAGCTGCAACGGCAACGGCTTCTAGCATTCATGTGCAGTCTGTTTCTGCAAGTGTAACAGGTGCAGCTTCGGTTGCAGCGATTGCACAGTTTATCGTGCGTATGGACGCAAGTGTATCGGTTGCTGTTACGGCAACTGCCACAGCCATTGCTATACGAAATGCAAGTGCAAACGAAAGCATAGCGGTTACAGCCACGGCAACGCCTACGGTTGTATTTAGTGTTGCTTCTGCTGTTGATCTAGCGGTCACGGCGACAAGTGATGCGACTTACACAGCAGTAATGGCTGGTGCGCCAAGTATAGCAATAACAGACACAGCGACAGGCAAGATACTAGGCGAGGACTGGATAGATACTACGCCTGGCAGTGAAGTTTGGACTGACGCGGTTCCATCAACAACAGTACCATTTGTGGATCAAATACCAGCATCCGCAACAGGAGTTTGGTTAAGACAATGATACCTTTTGGCGAATGGCTACCAGATCAATCTGATCTGCAAAACCCCGGCGTAACAGTCGCAAAGAATGTATTACCAGCGGCGCGTGGTTATAGACCTTTTGCAAGCTTAACAGAGCTATCTGGTGCGGCTACGGAAAGACTGCGTGGCATTTACGCGACTAAACTAAACGACAGTACAGTTTTAAGTTTTGCTGGTGATGACGATGATTTGTATAAGCTAAACACAACCACATTTGCGTTGGATAGCATAAACTCTGGCTACACTATGACAGGCGATACTTACTGGAAGTTTGTCAGGTTTGGCGATGAGGTAATTGCGGCTGGTAATGATACTGATAGCTTGCAAGGCTTTACTGTTGGTTCTGATACAGCGTTTTCTGCCATAAGTGGTGCGCCAGCAGCTAGAGAGTTAGCTGTTGTTCGTGATTTTGTTGTCACAGGAAACGTAACCTATAGCGGTGGTACGCACCGCTCTCGTGTACGTTGGTCTGCGATTAATGACGCGACTAGTTGGACGATTGGCACAAACCAAGCTGATTTTCAGGACATACCTGATGCTGGCAAAGTAACAGGCTTGGTTGGCGGTGAGTTTGGCGTTGTTTTACTAGAGCAAGCGATTGCTCGGATGCAATACGTTGGTTCTCCGTTAATATTTACTTTTGAGAAGGTGGAGACAGGTCATGGGTGTAACTACCCAAACAGCGTTGCATCACTTGGCCCGACACAAGTATTTTATCTCGCTGATGATGGTTTCTTTATGTTTGACGGTAATCGCAGCATACCGATTGGCGCTGAGAAAGTAGATCAGTTTTTCTTTGAGGATTTGGACTTTTCCAACACAGACAGGATTAGCTGTGCGATAGACCCGGAAAACCAAGTTGTCATGTGGGGTTATCCTTCAGTCAACGGAATTGGCAGTCCAGATCGTATATTGGCGTACAACTATGCGGTTCAAAAGTGGTCAATAGCAGAACTAGATCACGAGTTATTGTCGTCTTCTTTAACGCCAAGTTTTTCTGTTGAGGCTTTGGATAACATAAGTAGTACATTGGAAGGTTTAACAACCTCATTGGACAGTAGGTTTTACTCTGGTGGGTTTTTTCAACTTTCTGCTGGCAAGGACAAAAAGATACACACGATTACTGGTGCGCCATTAGAGGCAACTTTGGAAACAACTGAGTTTGAACCAGCCAATATGCGGCAATCACTTGTTCGCAGTGTAACGCCTTATGTCACAACCAAGGGTGCAACAGCGCCTACTGTTACATCACAGCTTGCGTCACGTTCACGGCAAATTGACGGTTTTACTTATGGTACTGCTGTGACGCTGAATAATGACAACACTTGTCCTATTCGGGGCAGTGGTCGGTATCACCGGGTACGTGTGAGTGTAAACGGCGATTGGCGATACGCATTAGGAATTGACATAGACGCAAGCGCTATGGGTCGCAGATGACCGACTTTAACTATGTTAAACTTCCAGCTTCGGGCGCTGACCCAAGGCAAACGGCACAGGTCGTCAACTTATTGGTGGACGGCAAGTTTAACGCCAGTGGTACTGTAACGCTTACAGCAAGCGCTGCATCTACGGCGATTACAGATTATCGCGCTGGGCAAGACAGCGTTATACTATTTACGCCAACAACGGCAAATGCTGCTGCTGAACAAGGCAACGGCACGATGTTCCTATCTGCACGAGGAAAGCAGGGTTTTACGATTACCCACGCTAACAACTCGCAGACGGACAGAACCTTTCTTTACATCGTTATCGGATGAAATTCACAGCTATTCACCCAAAATTGCTACCTGACGTTTGGGCGCACATTTCACCTATTCTTAATAAAGCAGTCAGTCTTAATCCAGAGATCATAGACATTAGTGATGTTTATGTTGGTGCTTTGGCTGGTGCTTATGTGATTTGGGTAGCTGTTGACGAAGAGTCAGGTGAATTTGTTTGTACGGTCACAACACGAATAA